ACCTTTGTTTGCTAAGATTGCTATTGTTTGTTCAGGTTGAAATAAAAGATACCAAACTAGATAAGCACAAGCTGTAATAGATTTACCTGACTGTCTACAAGCTAGTACAATACTAAAACGACTTTCGTCAAAGTGTGTTATAAGTTCGTCTTGATATCCGTATAGTTTGAATGGTACTAGACCTTCATCTAGTGAAATGATTTTGATATAATTTTCTATAAAGTATATGGGATTTTCCATACACTTTTTGTATTCTAGTATTTCTTCTTCTGACCATTGAGACTGTACACCAGCTCTCTTGACATTGATATTACCTAGATAACCTTCATTCTTGTGCATTATTCTTTAACAACTTCTGTAACTCAGCTGATGAGCCAACAAACAAATTATTTTGAACTTTGTCTGGCATTGAATTATCTTTATCTAATTCTTTCATCTTAGCTTGTAAATCGATTAATTTTTCTGTTGTTTCACCGACTGTTTTAATTAACTGACCAGCGACTTCATAAACTCTAGGGTGTTCAGATTCTTTTGCTATGTCTAAAATACCTTCTATAGCGTCTTGTCCTCGTTCTACAAGACCATAGAATATCTCTCTAGAGTATTTGTAGTCATTACCCTTGTCTTGTTCATTAGATGATACAATAGGTAGACTTTTTTCTGCTTGTACGATTTCTCCTTGTATGTCAAGAAGTTCGTCTAATTTTTGATCGACTTTACTCATAATATGTATTTATAACTATTTAGGATCGCTTGATTTATCGTCTGAATATGTTACAGTAGGTTGTTCAAACCATTCTGTTACTTCGTTATATGTGAATGTATCATCAGCATCAGCGTCAGGTGGGTTTGTTGTAACTGTTTGATCGACTACTTTACCTGCGGTATCAGTACTTGAAATTTTACCTACACCAGGTTCTATGTAAGTTCTAACTTTAGCTGTCTTAATAATTTCTGAATCTTCAACAGGACCGTATATGTAGTTTTTCATAGTAAATTCTAAATCATATCTTAATATTGATCTTGTTTGAAAGTCGCCTTCGTAATCGTCTGTTTGTGTAACACTATCTAATATAATTGGTACATCTCTTTTTTCACCCATGTCAGGTATTGTATTAATTGTTACAGTATAATCAGGTGTAAAGTAAGGGAGTATTTGTTCTACAATTTGTAATCCATCGTCTGTATTTTTTACTAGTATACTTAAACTAAATCCTATATCATAAGGAGCTGGTGCGTACTGATACTGCATCTTTAAAGGATTCGTTGTATCAGGTCTTCGATATTGAGTTTTCTTTGTTAGTTTTCTAACAGGATCATAAGATATAGATGTCATTTCAAAACCCATTCTCGGTAAACTTATAGCTGTTCTAGTTGAACCATCTAATCCTAAATCAGCATCTTGTTGTAATCTAGCTATAAATTTTTGTCTTGGACCGTAAGCTAAAGGTACTTTAATAGTTTCACCAGATTCTCTTTTGATACTAATATTATTAAACAATGTACCAAATACTGACACTGCTCGTTTGAAGGTTGAATGATAAAAATGATTTCCAAACATTATGTAGCATCTCCGAACGGATTACCTTCTGAGAAATCTATAATCCCATCAGCATCTGTTTCTATGTCTAAGTTGAATGCACCAGCATCAGTAGAAAGTTGTTGTTCTGAACCTACTGTACTAATACTTCTTCGTGAAGCTAAACTATCTTCTACCGTAATATGATCAAAAGAAGACGAATCTGTAGATGTTCCAGATTCTAATAGAATACCATCACCTTGAGTATGTGTTTCTAGTTGAATATTATCTGTACCCGTTGAACCATCTGTTATATAACTTGGTAAAGTAATTGCAGCTGTACCATTCTCAAAGTCTATGTAATATCCTTCTTGACCCGTACCACTCATAATAATTTTATCATTATCTAATGAATCTTCACTTGTTATATTACCTTGAGTAGTATCTGTAAGTTGGAAAGTCTGGAATGTATCAGTTGTATCTGTTGAAGATATTCTAGATACTGTAAGTTTATTAGATGTTTCGTCCCAAGCAGAAACTGTACCAGAGACAACAACTGAACTTGAAATTTGTTGTGAAACTGATTCACCAACAACAAAGTCTCTGAGTGTAGGTGTATCAGCTAGAGTTAATTCTATAGCTTGACCTTGAGCTAATTCTAAGTCTACATCTAGTGCTTCAATATTAGTATCAAAGTCTTCACCAGAGTACTCAAATAAGTCACAGGTCATTTTGAAAACATATAGTTTTCCTAATTGGTAAAATGGGTTTTCGTGTTCTACAAATTTAATTTCGAATACACTTTTCGATAATGGGAAGTAAATTAGATCACCTTCATTAGGTCTTAACCCTGTTGCTAGATTAGCATCTAATGAAACAAATCTTTCCCAACTTCTTCTAGAAAGAATGAAAGTAGCTGTATCTCTAACTTCTACTCCAAACTTAGAGTATAAATCTCCTTCACCTTCGAATCCTTCAATCCCTTCTAAATACATTTCGACTTCGTATGCATCTTCGAATTTTGAATCAGCTGCGTCACCAAGAATTGTATCTTCGTTGACTATCTTTCTAGGTAAATAGTAACAGTTGTGTCCATACATTCGTAAAGACTCAACTACTAAATCCTCTATAAGATTTTGTTCTGTTTTTACAGCTTGACTGAAAAATACATTTGTAGCCATTTAAATTATCCTATCATATCCATTACAGGTAATTCATAGCCTAATCTTAGTTCCTCTTCTAATCTTTGTATTTCTTCTCTAGCATCATCTACTAATTGTCTACCATTAAGAGTCACACCACCAGGTAATTGAATTCCATCAAATTTAATTAAATTTTGTCCCCATTGCATTTTGAGTTTGGCTGTACAATATCGTTTTAACCATACATCATTGAAAATATCTGTAAATGTCGTTGGGTCTTGTTTTCTATGACATTCTATAAGTATATACTCACTAGCACCTATTGCTGAATCCCAATCCATATCAATGTATAATCTATTTCCGTGTTTACTATGTCTCATAAATGGAGAACCAACTAAGATATCATCTAACATACCTAAATGTTGTTGAACCATCTCGTAATAAAGAATAGAAGTAGATGTTAAATCGTATATGTCATTAAGTCTTAATTGATATCTTAAATCAAACATATTGTTAGTTGATTTATCTTGAAAATTGAACACTTTAACTACAGACAATACCGATTCTGGTAATTCAATATAGTTATTACCTTCTAACCAGCTTGTCGCACCGTTATCTGAACCACCACTTGTTGATGAAGTTATAGTTGAATTTGTTTTTTGATTGTCTATTTCAGATTGTGTAATCTGATGTTTTAGATAAGTTCTTATTGAGCCATCATAATGATATTCTTCAAAAAATTGTAGTGCATCGTCCATGATATCATCAGCTTGATCATCATCAACATTAATTTCTACAACAGGAGCTCCTAGTTGTCTTTTACAATATGAAATAAGTGTTGCTTTACTATTGGGTATCGCCATATAAAAATCCTCTGTTAAGTACTATTTATATCAAATAGAATGTTTAGAGTCTATATTCTTTTACGGCAGCTTCTTGAATTCGGTCTAATTTATCGTTTAATCTCTCTAATTGTAAGAGAATTCTATTCATATCTTCTGTTAGTTCGCGTTTTGATACGTAATCTCTAGCGATTTCTTCTCTGGTTTTGTTGAGAAGAATGTCTTGTCTTCTCATTTCTTCATGCGTACTTCTAACCCACCAAGCTAGAGGTACAATAATGAATGTTATGATAACATTCCAAATGTAGTGTGACATTTCTAATTCCATTTTTACTTTATATAATTAAAATTTAATACTATTCTTTTATCTTTATCTGTTTGTCCAACGGCTCTATGAGGAGTCTTTGTTGGAAAAGTTACTAATCTATTTTGTACAGAGTCAACTGTACTACCATCTTCAAATTCTGTATATCCATTATTTGTATTCAAATAAAAGACAGCTGTTGTCATTACTTCTTCGTTATCTTTTCCATTTGTATCAGTATGAAAATTAGATGTACTACTGATCTTTGGACATAAATTAACATTCAATCTATACATAGATGTCCACTTCATATACTTTTTAAATATATTCTGTACAGGTTTATAAAACTCTGATCGAGGCTCATCAGCATGATATAATGTATGACAAAAAAATGGGTCATCATCCCATGTTTGTACTGTCTGATAAAACCACGGAAAGAATGGATTGTTAATAATACTTTCTAACTGATCCAATTCTTCCAGTGTTAGAAAGTCATCTTTTACT